AAACCTGTTCCAACATCATACGCACCTTTTCCTGCTGCCGCTGTTTCAAGTCCTAAGATACCTGCACCACCTAGCCTCGTTCTCGCTGCTGCACTTAAAGCATTAAATACTGGTTTGACTGTATATCTTCCAACTGCTCCTAAGACTGGAGCTATAAATGGAAATCCACCAAGAACAGCACCTGGCACCTGATTCGTGGCTATTTGGTATTTGTGTCTGAAGAGTTTACGTTTAAGAACTTTACTCATTATCTTGATCCTGTAATACCAGAACCTGCAAGTACATCAAAAGCTTTATATGCTCCAACACCCGCACCTAAAGCTTGAGCGAATGGATTGACTCCAGGACCTGTACCAGCTGTTACCTGTGATGCAGCTGTTGGTAAAGCTGTCATGATACCTTTTTGAAACTCTATTCTTTGGAATGGCTCATAAGCTCTAGCTACTTCTGTTTGTCTTTCAGCAGTCAACGCTCTTTCTGCAATATCTCTTTGTATTGCGCCTGCTTGTAATTGACTTTGTATGTCTCTTTGCTGCATAGCTTGTTGTTGTTGTGCAGCCGATTGTAGTGCTTGTGCTTGATTCATTAAAGCACTTTGTTGAAACGCTTGTTGTTGTTGTGCTGCACCTAATGCAGTTTGAAAACCTTGACCTCTTAGTTGTCCAATAGTTTGTAATCGTGCTCTTTCTTGTTCTGCTCTTTGTACACCTTCTCGACCTCCGCCAAAAGCACCTGCACCAACAGCTTGTGCTGATAGTTGGTTTTGTTGTATCTCAGCTTGTCTATTTATTTCATCTATTGCGTATCTTTCATAAGGATTGAAAAAAGCATTTATGTCAGGCATTTGCATAGCAGCTGCACCAGCTTGATTTATAGCAGCAATTCCTCTATCAAGTGTTGGTAAACCAACACCAGCTGTTCCAGCAATGTTAAAACCTTGTTGTTCTAAGGGAGAAGGTCCTGCTGTCTGATATTGTGGAACAGCTATGGGTTGTTTAGATAATTCAATTGCCTCATCGTATAATGCTAATTTTCTAGCTTCTATCTCTGGAGCTTCTCTTGTTATTTGAGTTGTTTTCTCCGGTGCAGACGGAGCAGGAGCAGGAGCTGGACCGCCACCTCCACCACCACCTAGGAAGCCTCTTAAACCAGTTGTTGGATTTTTTTTACCTAATCCACCCACTCTTTGCAAAAGTTGTGCTTCAAATTTATTTATGTGTGCTAATTCTGTATCTTCTTCTTCGCCACAAGAAGCAATATCTTTATACAATAATTTGTATAACCAAATTTTAAATTTTACTGGGAATAGTTTAAGTAGCCACTTCATAAAAATATCCTGTCTTTTTAAATTTTAAATTATTATTTTTTATAACTTTATCCCAACCTTTTCTGCCTATTATTTCTAAATCATCACATTCTAATTTTTTTGCATACTTAATAAAAAATATTTCAATATCTCTTACATATTTTATTACCTTACTTCCACCACAAAACAAAATACCTAAAACTGTTTTGGCTGGATAGAAAACTTTTTGCACTACATACGCTGCACAAATTTTTTTATTTTCTAAAATCAAAAACATAGTCATAGTGCCTTGTTTTAATAATTTATATGTGGAGTCTAAGGTATGTCTGCCATGTGATTGAACAACCACTTTTTGAATCCAATATTTAACTTTATCCCAAAACACATCTATGCACTCAACGTCAACTTGTTTGATTTCCATCATTTACGATATCATAAATTCTTTTAAATTGATCTTGTTGTTTATAAAAATAAGCAGCACCTTTACTTCTCATATCTTTAAAATCTTCTGGGTTTGCACCAGACATAATACCCGCACCTAAAACAGCATCTGCTCTTGAAACAAACTCGCCGTCTGCAAGTTGTGCTAACATTGTATCTTCATCTTTGTCTCCATTACCAGAACCATCTTCTACATAACCATGTGCTCTTACATAATTATTATGATCATTTTCATTATGATCAGTTTTACTAGGGAGATAATTAATACCACCTTCTCTATACTTTGGTATTGCATTTACTATACCGCCTTGTGCTAATGCATAACGTGGTGATTGAAAATCATATAATGCTTGTTGTTGTCCTGCTGGATTGGTTGGTGCATCATAAGTCGCTCTTTCGCCAATACCAGACAAATTTTCACGTGCTCTTCCGTAAGCTTGTTCGTAAGCCTCCGTGCTGTACGGAGAAGCATCCTCAAGCATTTGTTCTTGTGATTTTGGTGTGGCCGAAAATGAACCTGCTAATTGTCCTGCAGCTGAACCAATACCTACTGATTGTAATGTCGTTAAAGGTGCTCTTGCTGCAGCTTGTGCTGCAGCTTGTGATGCAGCCTGTTGAGCAGCTTGTGTTGACCCTGCCATAAAACTTGCTGTCGCTCCTTGACCTGCGGTGGCACCAGCACCTCCACCAGCAGCAGCTCCTGAAAGACCTGAAAAAGCAGCACCACCAAGACCGGCAAACAACGCACCAAGTCCTATTGATTTAAAAACATTTCTAGTTGATTCCCCTCTTGCAAGAGCTGATATTCCTCCTATACCAGCACCGATTGCTATCGGTAATAATAAGCCTTGTAACATGAATACTCCTAAAGTTATAACTTAATGTTTATTTTACTCTGATTTACTAGGCTTTTCAACTCCTTGCTCGTTCATTTCGTCGTAAAGTCTACCAGTATACTGAAACTCACCGACATGAGTTATGTAACTCATAATATAGCAGTATAGTTTACCACCAATATTTGACCATAATCTACAAAAAGCAAAGTCCTCACCTAAATATCTTTTTGTTTCTGGATCATAATAAGTATCAAAAAAATTATAAAAATGTGGTCGATCCATACATTTACCATCAATTGTTGTCTTTTGTATTATTTGCTTGTCAGGATATTCTTTTATTAATTTTGTAAATACATCTCTTTTTATTAACATACAACCTGTAGGACAATGTGTTGCTTCAATGACACCTTTATCTATTTTAATGTTTTGATTATCGTCTTTTATGAGTAATGGATATTGATGTATGTGATGCTGACAATCATCGTCTTTCTTAATAAAACCAGATTTAATTTTTTGCATCAATGTATCCCATTGTGCCGTTTTCATTGGATAAGGTATTGATATTATATCTTTATCTAATTCTATTAATCTAAATATAGCCTCAGGATCAAAAGCTATATCTGAATCAACAAATAACATATGCGTAAAATCAGTATTTAAAAAATAACTTACGCAAAGATTTCTACCTTGTGTTATTAAAGATGACTTCATCATCTGAAACATAATTCTCATATTACGTTTCATGCATTCTTTTTGTAACTCCAACATAGTTTGAGCATAGTGCATTGATACATCACTATGAACTGGTGTCGCTACAAACAAACTGACAGGACGTTCTTCTTTCAACCAAATAGGTTTATTGTTTTGCATCTAATATGCCTGTGAGAAAATTAGTCCACTCCCAGGCTTTTTTATCCCAGGAATAAAATCTTTTTACATATTTTTGTTGTTCATCTAAATGTTCTTGAATGACTGGCTCGTGCAGCGTGTCTCGACAAATCTTGATACCCTCTGCAAATTGATGTGCTAAGTTTACTAAATTAGTTTCATAGTTTATATATACAGGGAACTCTGCTCCTGTTTCAAACAAAGCACCATAGTTAGTTGTCATGCAATATAAACCAGCAGCCATCGATTCAAGTAAAGATATACATGAAGTTTCTTCCCAAATACTTGGGTAAGCAAACATGTGATAATATGGCAATTTACTTAAAATAAAATCATTACTTCTATACCCAAGATAATTTACATTCTTTAATGTCTTAGCTTGATCGTAAAGATCCTGATACTTGTCATCGTTTTCCTTTTTAAATTCTTTTCCGTATATTTCACAACTACTATACACATCTAATTCAACATTTTCTTTTTCTAGTAATTGCATAGTGGCAAGTAAAACATTTAGACCTCTCCAAGGAGTTGGGTGAAATATCATGCGAAGTCTATCCCCTTTTGTAAAAACTTTTCTTTGTGTAAAATTAGTTACACCATTCTTTATGACATGACATCTATCAGTAGGTATATCAAAATGATATCTAAACTTTTCGTAATTCCAACTAGAATTAAAAACATACCAATCATATTTTTGATGATTGGTTTGCTCCTTAAACCAAGGCACAATATTAGGTTGATCGTAACTATTTTTTTGCCATAGTATATTTATTTTATCTTGAGAGAGAGGTATTTTTTCTGGAACTGACGTGCAAATCTGGAATTGTTCAAGTATTTTTTTATCAACAAAACTTGTCAAAAAGTTTTCTTGTAATTCAGTCCCACCTAATGGTGTCAATCTGTTTCTCCATCCAGTGATAACTCAGGGACGATAATGTTAACGTCCCGCTGTATGTCACTTTCAGTTGTGTCAGTTGAGGCGTCTTCAATATCTTTTTTGACTTCAGCTTCATCCTTATAAACCTTACCAGTTTTTTTGTTTGTGATTTTTACTTCAGATTTGCAGTGTATTATATCCATATCTAAAATTACCTAATTTATATAAAAATGCAAATAATTTATCCGTTTTCCTGTGAACGATCAAGTAACGCATATGACACTATACCTTGTATTTCATCAGCAGTGCCAGCTGTCATTTTTAAAATATCACCCTCTTCTAATACAAGTGTTTGTGAAATAATTTGTCGTGTTGTATTAGCTGCAATTGCGGCATTGTCTATTCTAAATGTTGCAGATGCACTAGTGTCTGTAACCTGAGTCGCTAAATTAACTGCAGAACCACTTGAACCATTGTGAGCCTGGATTTGTTTAACTAAACAACGACCATTAGCTGGAGCTGTCAGTACACTTGTTGTGCCTGTAGTTGTTAGTGAAAACCCTTGATTTTTATATTGTATTGTCATTAGCTCATAAAAAAGTTAAAGGCATCTTGTTCATTTTTTAAATCATTCTGATAAGCAAAGTTTAATTGATTTACCAACGTTTCAATACCATAAGTTATCTGTCTCTGGTTTTGCACTACATAATCTTCATTAAGTTCAGGAATAAGTATATTTATTTTAGCCAACTTTTCTCGCTCTCTTCAAAGATTCTTTTGCTTTTTTTGCAATACTAACAACTTGTGTTTTGCCCATAACCTTTGCTCGTTGTTCCATAACAGTTAGTATTTGTATCTTTCGTGCATAAGGTTTATTTATTTTTTTTACTTTTGCCACTGTTTTTCTAGCATCAGTCGGTGTTGCAAACTTTATACTTACTGTATCCTTGGGGTTTTCATCTGTATACAAACGTCTGCCACTACCTTTAGGCTTTTTACCTGTACCCACTTTTGGATCTTTTTTTCTCATCGTCTTCCATCTGGTTGTACATCAGCTCTAAATGCTCCAAATCTCCAAGATTCATCAGTTGATGTATTTTCTATTTTTAGTGATGCTAACCTACCCCTAGCCCTTGTGTCAACTTTTTTTGTGCTTGACGTAACTGTAAATGGTCCGAGCGGTGAAGATGATTCTGTTTCTGATGGAAAATCTTTTAAATTTATCGTAACACGAGCATTACCATCAAGCTTACCAAAATCAGGTATAAATCTTCTTATTTTAGTAAAAAATTCACCGGCTGTTCCTTCCATGGTCATTTCAAAATCACCTGACTCAATAAATGCATTGATCGCAGTTTTATTACCTAGAACATCTAGTTGATTATTGCCTGTTTCATGTTTGTATAATATAGCAGCACCAAATTCATTTGTAATACCATTTATGGATACAGAGGGCAAACCTGTTGCATTGTATTCTGTGGCATATGGATTATCTAAAACATATTTGTCGCTGTATGCAGTTCGTGCTAAAGAACTCGTTGTCCACAAAGCTTCTCTATAATTTAATGTTACACATCGATCTATTTGCGTTGATCCATCTTTACAGTAAAACCAATTTATTTCAGTAAATAAAGTATTATAGCCTGCAAAGACTTGTTCACTTTGACCAAAGTTAAATCCTAAATCGTCTGAAGTTTGCGTTGTAAATACAAAATCTTCAACAGAACAGGTTATCTTTTTTACTGAACCACCATCGTAAGCATAAAAACCACCAGACTTACCCATCCAATACATAATACCATCCACATGCACTAATGAGTGTTGTGACATGGCTCCACAGTTTGAACCTACTTGTCTAATTGAAAAAGTGAATGGAGGACCGACAAACTGCATAATATAAGCAGAGGTGTCTGTCACAATAAATATGTAATCTTTACCTCGTGCTGCACTAACTATTTTTGACCCACTATCTAATTGAAATGTTCCTGCAGTGTTAGTTGAAACAGGCACATAGTCTGTTCTATCTTCTTGATCTGAAAAACGTATAAACATTTTATCTTGTGTGTTAATAGACCCAATAGTTGTT